TCGGGACCGCCGGCGGCCCGGTGACACCGGAGCAGCGGGCGAAGTGGGTCTCGGCCCTCCGCGACATCGGCCGGGAGGCGACCGATGCGGCCCGATAGGCTTCGGCTCCTCGCCGTCTCCCTGCTTCTCGGTCTGGCCTTTGCGGCGGTCGTCGCGAGCCTGACGGGCGGCCCCCGGCCGGCCGGCTGGATCGACGAGGGCGACGGCCGGTTCGGCTGGCGGCCGGACCCCGCCGGCGTTCGCGAGTTCCTCGCCGAGCTGCCGGAGCCGACGTTCGCCCGGGCCGGGGCCGAGACCGTGGCGAAGGCCCAGGGGAAGGACACGTTCCTGTACCGCCCGGCCTACAAGGCCCACCAGGCCCTCTACAGCCGGCCGTGGATCGTCGAGCGGCAGGGCATCGGCGACTGTGTTTCGTGGGGCTGGGCCCACGGGATCTACGTCGCCCAGTGCGTCGACTGGGAAACCGGCCGGCTCGCGAACCCGCCCCCGTTCCCATCCACCGAGGCGATCTACGGCGGCTCGCGCGTCGAGGCCCGGGGCAAGTCGGGCGACGGCGCCGCCCCCGTCGGCGGCTGGAGCGACGGCTCCTACGGCGCGGCCGCGGCCCGCTGGGTCCGCGACTGGGGCGTCGTCTACCGGGACCAGGTCGGCGGCCACGATCTGCGGGCCTACTCGGCCGACCGGGCGAAGCAGTGGGGCGCGTACGGGAACGGCGGCCAGGGCGACAAGGGCAAGCTCGACCAGATCGCGAAGCGGCACCCGGCCAATCACGTCGCCCTCGTTACCACCTGGGCGGAGGCGGCCGCTGCCATCGAGGCCGGGTTCCCGATCCCGGTCGCCAGCAATGTCGGCTTTCAGTCCGTCACCGATGAGCACGGCTACGCGCAGGCCGGGCCGACGTGGCATCACCAGATGCTGTTTTGCGCGGTGCGCTACCAGAAAAACGGGTCCCCATCTGATGCGCTTTTGTGTTTGAATTCGTGGGGTCCTCGATGGCTGACCTACCGGGGCAAGTTCCCCGCCGACCAGCCGGACGGCTCGTTCTGGGTCGACCGTCGCACAGTCGAGCGGATGCTCGGGCAGCGGGACTCGTTCGCCGTGGGCTCGGTCGCCGGCTTCGGCTGGCGCGACCTTCATAACGGCGACTGGCTCGCGCCGCCGCCGCCAGAACTGAACCGCGGCGCGAACACCCTCGACGCCCTGGCCCGTTTCCTGCAGGTGACCCGATGAACCTCGACCGGAAGACGCTCCTCGTCCTGGCCGCCGCGTTCGCGATCGGCTACCTCCTGGCCCAGTCGGCCCCATCGCCCGAGCCGCCGGCCCCGGACCGGCCGGCCCTGCGGTGGCTGGCCCGCGCCGCGAAGAACCTCCTCTGGATCGCGCTCGTCGCGGAGAAGCCGCCCGAGCAGCCGAGCCACGTCGTCAAGGCCAGGGCCGTCGGCGGGGACGGCTACCCGATCCTCGACAATGCGGAGGGCTGGTGATGCTCTCGGACCTGTGGCGATCGCTGATCGCGTTCCTCGTCTGGCTGTCGGCCGACCCGCGCGCGATCGACCTCGAGGCCCCGCGCGCCGCCGCGGCGGTGGCGGCCTCTCTCGCCAGCATGACGCCCGACGCGCCGCCGCCTCCGGCCCCGACGCCCGTCGCCTGCGACTGCGGGCAGACATGCGTCCGCGGGATCTGGAAACCGGACGGTCGCGTTCAGCAGACGTGCCGCTGCCAGTGCAAGCGATGCGTCGCCGAGCGTGCGAAGGCCTGCCCCGACGGCCGCTGCGAAAACGTCCTACGGTAGGACGGCGCAAGTTCTCGCCGCCGGTCAGTGTTCGTATCGTGCGGGCAGTTCAAGGACACCCGAACACAAGGACCGACACATGCCCTCGCCCAAGCTCGCCCGCCTCCAGGATGAGTCCGTCACTGTGACGGCCGAGATCGAGACGCTCCGGGCGATGGTGCCCGCCGACGAGGCTGAGGCCAAGTCGATCAACGAGCGGCTCTCCGAGCGGTCGAACCGGGCCGAGGAGATCACCGCCGCGGCCGTCGCGGAGCGGGCCCTCGACGCGAAGGTGGAGGCCCTGAAGGCCGTCCGCGCGAGCGACAGCGAGCCTCTGGCCGCGGTCGAGAAGAAGACCGCCCCGGCTGTCCACGTCGTCCCGAAGGCCCAGCTCCGCGGCTTCGGCACCTACGAGGCGGCCGACCGGGCCGGCCGGTTCCTGCGGGCCCTGGCCCGGAAGGACAAGGCCGAGCTCCGGGCGATGGCCGGGACGTCGGCCGGTTCGGGCGAGGAGCTGCTCTCCCCCGAGCTCTTCAACGGGTTCATCGACGTTCTCCAGTACAGCTCGGTGGGCCTCCAGCTCGCCAGCCTTTACCCGACGTCGACCAACTCGATCATCATCGCGAAGATCGGCGAGATCGTCGCCGAGTGGTTCGACGAGAACGAGACCATCACGGGCGACGAGGCCACGACCGACAAGGTCGAGCTCACGCTCTACAAGATGGGCCGTCTCATCGAGGTCTCCAACGAGCTCGTCGAGGACGCGGCGTCCGGCGTGGCCCTGGCCTCGACCGTCGCCAACCGGCTCGGCCTGGCGATCGCGAAGAAGATCGACGACGTGTGGCTGAACGGCGACAACGGCAAGGGCATCGACGGCCTGGTCGACGAGATCCCGGGCGGAAACGAGGTCGAGGCGGGCACCGACATGGACGGGGCCGACCTGGCCACGATCGTCGGCAAGATCGACAGCCGGGCGATGAACACCGCCTGGGTCGTGTCGAGCGAGGGCTGGGGCCACATCATGGCCTCCTCGGTGGTCTCGCAGTCGACGACGATCGGCGAGCGGGTTCTCCCGGTGGTCATGGGCGCTCCGGTCTACCGGGTGCTCGGCCTGCCCGCCGGGACGCTCGCCCTCTACGGTGACTTCTCGATGTCGTCCGCGGTGGCCTACAAGGCCAACGGCCTCCAGATCGCGAGCTCGGTGGACGCCGGCTTCGCGAAGGACCAGGTCGTCTTCCGCGGCACGCAGCGGGTCGGCATCTCGAACCACGACGCGAGCTTCGTCGCGAAGCTCGTCAGCGGCTCTTGATCCACCGACACCATCGGCCAGCATGGCGGCCGGGGCTGGCAGGGATGCCGGCTCCGGCCGCTGTCATTTGAGGAGCTCGCATGGCAAGCCCCGACCACATGGTCTCGCTGCGGCTCGTGAAGGCCTACCGGGGCTACAAGTCCGGCGAGGTGATCCAGGCCACGCCCAAGCTCGCCGCCGAGCTCGAGCGGCTCCAGGTCGCCGTGCCGGAGGCCGCCCGGCCGCTCCTGGACGCGAGCCGGTTCGAGAGGGCCGTGGCCACGCCGATCGCCCTCGAGGCCCGCTAGGAGCCGCCCATGCCAGAGATCGTCAAGCAGCGGCTCTCCGGCTCGGCCCGGCGGCTCGTCACGCTCCGGTCGACCGACGACATCCGGGAGGTCGTGATCACGATCACCGAGGGCCAGGAGCTGCCGGCCGGCACGCTCGCGGCCGTGGCTACGGCCGGACAGGACGAGATCGTCCTCGATGTCTCGGAGGAGATGGGCTCCGGCTCCGGCGACGAGGACCAGGTCGTCGCCCTGCTCGACCCGTACGACTTCGCGGCCTTCGGGCCGAACAGGTGGAACGTCGAGGTCACGATCACGGACGAGACGGACGATTCCGCTGAGACCTGGACGGCCTACGTTCTGTTCTCGGGAACCGTGCTCTTCCAAGAAACCGAGACCAAGGTGATTCAGTCGACCGTCATCCAGGAAGTGGGAAGCTCATGAAACCGGACACCCTGCGCGTGATCTCCCAGCCTGTCGTCGAGCCCGTGAGCGTGGCGGACGCGAAACACCAGCTCGGCCTCGCGCCCGAGAACACCGAATGGGACACGATGCTGGCCGACAAGATCGCGGCGGCGCGCGAGCTCGTCGAGTCTCGGCTGGGCCGGTCGCTCGCGGCCAAGCGCTACCGGGCCAAGTGGAAGAGCCCGCGGGGAACGACCTACGCCCTGCCCTACCCGCCGGTGCTCGTGGACGCGGACCACCCGTTCTCGGTCGAGGCTGACGGCGACGAGCTGGCCGGGGCCGACTACGACCTCGAGGAGGACGCCGAGCCGGCGGTCCTGGAGCTCGACGAGGCCCCGACCGACGAGCTCGTCGTCCAATACTGGGCCGGCCCGACGGGCGGCTACAAGGCCGGGCCGCGAGTGAAGTCGGCCATCCTGATGTACGTCGAGCACATGTTCAGTAACCGCGGGGTCCTGGCGGAGAACTCGGCGGCCGAGCTGCCGCAGGGATTCGAGACGCTGCTCGCCAGCCTGTCGCATAACGGAGGCTGGTGATGCCGCCCCCTGGGATCATGCGCGAGAAGTTCGCCCTCGAGCGGCTGCCGGCCGACGAGCGGAACGACGTCGGCGAGCGGATCACGTCTGACTGGGAGGAGGTCGGCCGGTTCTACGGGTCCTACGAGCAGCAGGCC